TGATGCAATGCGTTCGTTAATGCTTGGTAGAGAGTTTGGTACAGGGCAAACTGGATATTATTTAAACATCATTCGCAGGATAGAAGCAGAGTTAGCCAAACCTGAGCCAGTAGTTAATTTTACCGACAGCACAGAAGGTTTGTGTGTTGAATTTAAATGTAACGGTTCTTATTTTTGGCAGAACCTGAGTGAAATAAAAACCGCCATATTTTTTGTCAATGCTTACAGGGATAACAAATGAACCGTGAACTATTAAAAGAAGTGTTGTATTTGATTGAGTCTTGGCAACGTGGCGCATACGCAGATGAATATTTTGAGATTGATGGTGTTATTGATGCAATTAACGCTGAGTTAGCCAACCTGACTCCAAACATTGAGGACGCATCGCAGGACTGGGCAAAACTTGACGGTGCTGTGGCTTGGCATTTAATTGAACGTCACGCTGAAAACTGGGGTGACATCGGCAAAATGATGGATGAATATGTAGCGGCTAAGTTAGCCAAGCCTGAGCAAGGCGTTGTTCCTTTTCCGTCTTTTATGAGAAAACGTATTGAAGAAGCTATTGACTCGGCAATCAACCCAAAAGGCATGAGCGTGCATGATGGCAAGGCAACGGTGTATGCGTCTGACTTACAGCGAATGATTGCCGTGATTGACTTAGCACCGCCGCGCCAAGAGTTATCCAAGCCTGAGCAAGAGCCTGAACAAGAGCCTGTTTTATATTGGCACAAGAAAGGTGAGGACGATGAAAAGTTTATTGAGCCAGAAGCGATGAACGATTTTTGTCCCGACTGTGTTCCACTCTACACAACACCACCACGCAAAGAACGGGTAGGGCTGACGGATGAAGAAGAAATCGAACTGGATGAAAAAACTTGGCTGGACATTACTGCATATCTTGAGGCGAGAGATGCCAAACTCAAGGAGAAAAACACATGAATGACCAACAAGATTTTGCACCAGAAGTCCGTAATAGTGCCTGGTGGTCCGGTGATTCTCGCAAAGCCGCTAATGGTCGAGCCATTGACGCTATTTTAACTAAACAAGGCAAAATGGAAATTCCAGACCTGTCACAAGTAGAAGCAGTGCAGATGGGCCATGTTATGCAACCAGTGGTACTCAGACTGGCTCAAAACGCTTTACAACAGGAGATTAAAGATGCCGATTACGCTCTTACCCATCCCAAAGAAAGTTGGCTTAGAAGTCATTTTGACGGGATCACGGTCGATGGAAAAATGCTTGTCGAAGCAAAGAATTACAATGCGTCGGTCCGAAACAAATTTGATTTTGAGACGGGCAGAATACCACCGGCAGATTACGCTCAACTTGTGCATGAAGCGGCTGTACACAATCTCGACAAAATCTGTCTGGCTGTGCTGTTCGGTGGACAGGAATTTAAGTATTTCGTCTATACAATTACGGAGAGCGAGAAAGTCGAACTCATCTCAGAAATGGCTGTATTCTGGTCCTACGTTGTTTCAAACACTGTACCAGCACCGGAGACGGTTGAGCAGACAAAACTTGTCTATCCGGCCTCGACAGAAGGCGTGGTCACCGCCACGGCCCAGATCGAACAACATATCCAGTTGTTAAAACAGTACAAAGAGCGCATCAAAGAAGCTGAAAGCCAAGCCGAAGCATTGGAAGTCGCAATACGCAATTACATGGCTGACAATTCAGAGGTACGCTCAATTGACGGTAGTACATTAGTAAGTTGGAAGTCGAGTAAAAGTACAAAACGCTTTGATGCAACATTGTTTAAGTCGAAGATGCCTGATATGTACGAGAAGTTTGTAGTAGAATCACCTGGTAGTAGACGTTTTCTCATTAAATAGGGGTTTATCATGAGCAATATTGTTCCGTTTCAGGAAATGCAACAAATGGCGAAAGCCATTGCAGACTCAAAGCTGTTTGGTTTGAATGATGTAAACCAAGTACTGGCCCTTGGCATGGTGGCTCAGGCTGAAGGTCATGCTTTTGCAACGGCAGCACGGGATTATCATGTCATACAAGGCAGACCAGCCCTGAAAGCTGACGCAATGATGGCACGGTTTCAAGCTGCTGGCGGTAAAGTTGTCTGGACGGAGTACAAAGATGATGTCGTTACAGGAGTGTTTTCGCATCCGTCAGGCGGAGAACTGGCGGTCACTTGGACTATTGAGCAAGCATCTCGCATTGGCCTTGTTAAGCCTGGTTCTGGTTGGCAGAAATTTCCGCGTGCAATGTTACGCAGTCGGTGTATTAGCGAGGGCATTAGGAGCGTGTATCCAGGATCAGTTACAGGTTTTTATAGTCCAGAGGAAGTTGCGGATTTCGAGCCAGCAAAACCGAAGTTTATGGGCAAAATTGATGCGTCGCACTTAGAGCCATTGCCAAGCGCAGAAACCGTCTCAGAAGTCGTTTTAGACGATATGGGCGTGGTTGAATCCAAACCAGAGCCAACAATACCGCTTTTCGTACCCGGTATTGATGCACCCTACAAATATCTGTCTAACGTCGAGGACTGGATCTATGCTTTTGCTGAAATGTGTGAGCGTATTGGTACTTCTACTAAGTACAGCTTTACTGAGAAACGGGAAAAAGCCAAAGCTCTTGCTAGAGCTAATGAAGGCTATATGGAAACATTCACAGTAGCGCAGAAAATGGTTGTTAATCAAGCAATTGGAAATTGTGGGGGCAATAATGGCTGAAGGCGATTTTATCATTCCACCAGGGCGGGGCTATCTCTGGCAACAGCAGAAAAACAAGGAAACCGATCCCGATTTTAAGGGGGATATTGTTCTGCAAAAGGACTACAAAAAAGGCGATAAGCTCACCATGAGGGCCTATATGTCGAAAACTAAAAAAGGTGCGCCATACGTCAGTATTTACGAAACGGTTCTGCAAGCCGAGTTTGTTAAACAGGCCAAAGCTGAGAATTATCCCCGTGAAGTCAATATTGACGAAGATGACGTACCTTTCTAGCCAAAAACCGGTTTTTCTTGACGGAGGGGAGACATTTTGAGACATATCCTGCATTTGCCATACCCGCCAAGCATCAATAATTACTGGATTGCATCGGGTAACCGTCGGTTTGTTTCTAAGCGTGGTCGTGATTTTAAGTTAGCGGTACAAGAGTATGTTGCACTGCACCAATTAGAATCTTTTGGGGATGGGCAGGTAGTTATTGATATAGTATTGAGACCACGAGATGCGCGGTTGATGGACATTGATAATTGCATCAAGCCTATCTTGGATGCCATGCAGGATGCAGGAATGTTTGACAATGATAGACAAGTACACCAAGTATCTATCACAAGGGGGCTTGTGAAGAAGGGGGGCGGTGGATGTATTGTAGTAGTAGAGAACGCTTCACCCTCCGCAATGGAGGGCAGCCCCTAGCCGAGTCCTAACGGTGTTGAGAGCCAGCCGGTGGCCTGGTATTTAGGACAGCCACCACCTTACTCAATCTTATAGGGGATCATCATGGTCGTAGACCAAGAGCAGTTAATCATTCAGGCCAAGGAAGCTCAGAAAGAGCTGCAAGCCTACATTGCATTTGTTTCATACCTTCAATCGCAAGAGGAAAGGATGCTTACCAATGTTTCTTTTATCCTGTCACACCTTATCGAGGCACTAGAAAATGACTAAATTATTTATTGCAACACCCATGTATGGCGGTATGTGTACCGGTGCGTACACCCAATCACTGCTTAACTTGCCAAGCATTATGGCGAAAGAGGACATTGAAGTCTTGATGTCTTTTATGTTCAATGAATCACTCATTCAACGTGCGAGGAACGCTCTTGCCACGGCATTTATGAAGTCAGATTGCACCCATATGATGTTCATTGATGCGGACATCCGGTTTAATCCGCATGACATCCTGACCATGCTCAAGGCAGACAAGGAAATCATTTGCGGTATTTATCCCAAGAAAGAAATCAACTGGAACACTGTCAAACAGGCAATGGATAACGGTGTTGATAATGCTGACCTCAAACAATACACCGGTAGCTTTGTGGTTAACCTGGTTGGCTATCAAGAGTCGGTCACCGTGCCAGTGGACCAGCCAGTCGAGATTCAGAACGGTGGCACAGGGTTTATGTTGATTAAGCGTGAGGTATTTGAAGCATTAAAACAACACGTTCCCTATTATATGAATGATGTTGCTGACTTAGGTAATACAATGCAAGCGAGAGAACAGATATATGAATACTTTGCCACTTCTATTGAAGAAGAAACAGAGCGTTTGTTATCTGAGGACTATCACTTTTGTGCTATTTATCGCAAGATTGGTGGTCGCATTTACGCAGCACCTTGGGCGCAACTGGCTCACATCGGAACATATATGTTTGAGGGTCGGTTGATTCCAGCACCATAATGGAAAGACAAATGGAATTCAGTCAGGATTGGTTTAGTCACAACATACCAAACTTTCAATACTTGAAAGGACTTATCCCTGACTGCTCGAATATCCTTGAGGTTGGTTGCTTTGAAGGTCGGGCAACCTGCTGGATGCTTGAGAATATGTTGCCCCATGATGGTCGCATGACTTGTATTGACACGTTTGAAGGGTCAGCAGAACACGAAAATTTGACGCTGACCTTACTCTTTGAACGCTGGAAACAGAACGTTGATTGGGTGCGCCAGCAAGGTCAAATGGTGACGGCTTACAAGGGCCGGTCCAGCCTGGCGATGGCGCAGCTCATCCATGAAGATCAATTGTTTGATTTTATTTACATTGATGGCTCACACCAAGCACCGGACGTAATGACTGACGCTTGCATGGCATGGCAATTGCTTAAAACAGGCGGCATCATATTGTTTGATGACTACGCTTGGTTAGATATGCCTGGTATCTTGCAACGGCCTAAGATTGCAATTGATGCGTTCACCACGCTCTTTTCTGACAAATTACAAGTCGTATTGATTGGTTATCAGCTTGGTATCCAAAAAATCAAACCATAATTTTGGCTCGATTCTCCACAATATCAATACGATTTACCCAGCCCCGCCCGTAAATAGGGAACGTGGGCCGTGTGTGATAGAACGCTTCTTTTTCATCAGAAAAACGCTCAATCAAAGCAATTTTGTTAGCTGAATACGCATCCGTGACAGCCGATAAGGTTTGCTTACCTAAGATGCCATCATCTTTTACATTCACACATCTTTGTAGTAATAGTATAGAGCGCATAGGATTAGCGTTGACAGCAAAGTCAAAGCAAACATAGTCAATCCCAACAGGAAGTACATCAGCTTGCACAGCATCCCAATACTCCTTTTTGTAGAATGGTTTAACTACGTCAGGGGTTAACCCCCGCATATCTGCTTCACTGACTGCATGACCAACATACTTTTCCCAAGCCGCTTTGGTCACCCCTAAATTGGTCATGCCACCAGGATCGTTTGGATCATTAACAAAACCACCTTCTGATTGCAGCAAATACTCAAACGATTGATCCCAATTACTAATCATTTAGCCGCTACACCATTAAATTTATCCAACGAACGCAGTCCACCTAAACCAAGCATACCAATCAGCACTTGCATGGTGAGTGTCGTATCAATTGCTGGAAATGCACCGGTGTAACCCGTCATGGTTGCTACAAACCGAGCAATTGGCTCAATGATGGCTACATAACCAAGTCCAAACCCGCACACCCAGCCCACAAAAGGCCGCCAGCCTGATACAAACACCGAGGCGTTAGACGCTTCAACTTTGTTGATGTCCATTTGACCTGCAATAGCCGCTAGGTCACCATTTTGTTGCAATTCAACCAGTTTGAGCTTGGCCTCTGCTGCTTGAGCAGGATCAGGAAACAAGCGTTCGATCAGTTGTGAACCAACAGTAACAATAGCGGTAATCGGGTCCATGTTATAGCCCCTTAAAAAAATCTCTAATTTTGTCCCAAGACTCGACAGCAAGGGTTTCAATCTCTAAAGGCAGGTTAGCAATTTGTTGTTCAAGAATAGCAACTTGCGCTCTGGCAGCATCTAAATCAGCTTGCAATTTTTCTTTGATATTCATAGTCCTTCTCCAGCAACAAGATAAACAGAGGCTGTACCAGTAGCCGTGATACCAGCTACATACACAGTTGTATTGGATATTTGTAGGTTACTAATCACTTTCATGCTACCAGCCGGTATAGATACACCAGCCTGGGGTGTACCCGCAGTAGGTAACACCGCTGTGACCGAACTAGCGGCACTGATGTTTAGAAACACAGCGACGTTGCCTGTATTTGAAATCATCAGTTGATTAGACGGGCTAGATGCGGTCACCGATACCGTGCTAGTAGTGGTTGTAGCACTCAGTAGGGTAGACAAACCCATCGGTTGAAACGCAATGTTGTTAGCCATTACTTGTACACCTTATGCTTAGTCTCTGGCTTCGTTGTTGGCGATTTATTGGTGTCGGTTTGACCGCCAAAATTCCAGATAGCTATAAAACCCGCTGGTAATTCACCGCTTGTATGCGTGTTTTTACCATCTCTTGAGCCATCCCGTGGCAATTGTGGACGAACAGACTTGGCAATCTGTTGATTAACTTCACTCGGACGTTTGTGACCCTTGAACATTTGTATTCCTTTCTTTCACGTTAATAATAAGATACGAGAATATTGAGAAAAAAGCCATAGTGACTAATCTCTCCCAGCCTGGATCGTGCATTACCCAACAAGCTAAAAAGAATGACAATCCCAAAGACAAAATGACAAGCAATCTGCCCATCACCACATCCAACGCTAACCGTACAAAAGCAATGACATTCATCGTTATCCCCTAGTTAAACAGTACATAGTTTAACGCTACTCGTCATCATCTGTGTTAATAAATCCAGCACCCCATTCATCATCCGAGAGTTTTTGTTTCAATTTTTCAATATTGATCGAACGGTCCAGCACTCGGCACTTATCTGTTAATGACGCTGTTGGGTCAGACATCACCTCAGATAGCAACTGTGCAATCGCTTTCTCCAGCTCTGGATTAACACCTTTTTGTTTTTTCATTGTTTTTCATTTCCTGTCTTTTTTTGATAAAGCCGTGACGCTTCACCACTAGCCAACACTTCTGGCAAACTTTGAAAACCAAAACCCAAAGCACGTTCATCTAAATTCTCTTGGCCTAAACTTTTTTGCAAAGCTCTAGCGGTTTTTGATCTACGACCAGTTAAATTTGATGCAACATCGCCACCAGTGCGTAAAATTTTACCCAACGTATCTTCAGCAACACCCGTTTCCCCGCCGTTTGTTTGCCATCTTGCTTTGAATTTTAACTCTGAGCCAATTTCAGCTAATTGATCTAACAATGCTGCTTGACCATCACCGTCTCGACGCATTTGACCTTTGCGACTGCCAAGCATATTGCCTAATTGCTCTAAACTAATATTGCCTTGTCGTATGCCTTCCCGTCCCATCAATTCTTCAAGGGCCATTGTGTTACGGTAAAACGGGCGAATTTGCTCAAGCGTGGCAGCAACATCAGGATGATTTCTTGCCACTGATGCGTCCAAAGCGTCTACTAAACCATAAATTTCTCTGGCATTTTGAGGGTTTGTTGACCGAGCGTATTGAGTCAAACTGTTTCTTATTCTTTGTAATGCGTCACCTTCAATACCAAAAGTATTAGGAATGGCATTAGCTCTATTAGCCAAACGATCAAAACTATTAACAATACTTTGTGCTGTGTTTTTTACTTGAGAATTTGATGCAACATTAGGTAATAATTGTTCATTTTGAGCCATACCACGAATGACATCAACTGCTTCTGGATCAATATTAAAAGTCTTACCTTGATAAACTTCATCAAATTGTTTACCTAAATTATTGATTCTATTATTGAGAAAATCACGGTTAATTTCAGCATTACGTCCTGGCGCAACTTCACCAGTAGACAACGATGCCCATGTATTTGCAGTGCGTTGATTGTCTTTGGTTGCGCCTAATGCGCCTTTTGATGCAATGGGTGAATCTGCTTTGACTTGTGCCGCAACTGGACTAAAACCCATTGTTTCAGCACGACGAGCAATTTCTTCACTGGTTTGTGAAGGCGTACCTAAAAAAGCACGAACACTACCTTTTAACATTCTTGGGACTTCAGCCCCAAAACCACCAATCATTTCACCAATATTTTGTTGAAACCCTAATTCTTTTCTTGGTTTCTCAATTCCGATCTTTGACGCAAGTTGTTGAGCTTCAGAGACGGTTGGCAATAAAGTTTCACGACCAAACAAACTTTCTTTGTCATTTTTGTTTTGCAATCCAACAGCTTTTGGAATGGTGGATGCCAACATTTTTTCCAATTCACCTGCTGCACCGATTGCACCTGTTCCAGCACCGTAAGCAATAGCACTTGCTCTTTCCGATAACGGAAATTCTTTAGCAGTCCGCTTTTGACTTTGTGCAATACTTTCTTTAGGCGACGTTGATTCTTTCGCCCAATCTGGCACACTTGAACTGGTGTCTTTGGCCCAATCTGGGACGTCAGTAGCCATTATGGTTGCACTCCGAATCTGTCAATAAATTTTTGACGAGCCGATGGATTGTTTTTTACATATTCACGGTCAGCGTCGGTCGGTATTGGTTTTGAAGATGGTTGCGTTAAATTTCTTAAATCTTCAGAAACAGTTGATCGACCAGCACGAGAGGCAGTCAACACATCACTAACTGTAAATGGTACAGCTTCATTTAATTCGTCTTGATAATCTTTGAAACCTTGTATGTAACCTTCATTTGCACCAGGATGATTAGCAAAGCTCTTAGCTAAAATACCTAATTCTTGTTTAGCTCTTGCTAAAAATATTGCTTGATTCAGTGGTGTATCGCCTTCTTGGGCAACTTGTTGTTTGTACGCTTCAATTGCACCTTTGGCTGATGAATTAGCATAACCACCGCCTAACGCTCTTGACATATTGTTTTCAAAACCACTAACCAATTGTTGCATCACTCGTTTATCTTCATTAGTGATTTCTCTAGTCAGCGTGTTTGATAACGAACTAATTAGTGTGTTGCCTGTTTGACCAGTCATTCCTGCAAACGTACCTAAAACAGTATCTGCTGGCATACTGGTTAAATTAAATAAATCGGTGTAAGCCTGACCTGCTGATTCAAAAATATTAAATGCGTATCTGTCATTTAATCCACCACCTCTTGTAGAGGCAGCACCTTGCTTAGTTGCACCTTTTGCTAATTGTTGGTCAACAGGTTTACCTGTTAAATCAGTATATTGTTGTTTAGCTTTATCATAAATAATGGTTTGACCATCTTTTGTAATAAATGCTTCTTTGTTTGCAATGTTTTGTTGAATAATTCTGTCGTTATATTCTTTAGTGCGTAACGCAAGGTTGCCAGCGTTAGTGGCTGAGTTTTTAAGACTGACTGCTAATTGCATCGCTTTGTCAGCGTTCTGAATAATGTAATCACTCGATGCAATTCCTTGCATGGCCCTTGCTTTCAGTTGAGCCACTTCTTGATTGGCTTTTTCTAAATCAATTGAGCGCAACTTAGTAGCGTTCTCAAGCATAGAAGCAGCGTTTGTAGCCTCTGCTTGTAAACGCTTCATGTTGGTATCAAATTCTTTCTGTGAAGCCGCTATCATGTCTTTACGGCCTTGCTGATACCCTTTGAGTGTGCCATCAATTGCAGACAATACATTGGTAGCCGATTGTTTACCGGATTTGCCTAGCATTACACCTAGCATAGCCACCATGCCACCAAGTTGACCGTAATCCGATACGGTTTCTTGCGGCACTTGAAAAGGTTGCGCTAGTTGACCAGCAATTTTCTGTTGTGTCTGGCCCTGCTGTTTAATCTGCTCTTGATATGCCTGGTTAATTGGTGCAGACTTTTGAGCTAGTGCATCTTGAGCTTGTACATCAATGTCGGCTTTCTTTTGTGCAACATCGCCACCCGCTTTGAGCATAGACGAAACGCTTGACGGTAAGCTACCGAGCAAATTAGGAACATCAACATTGCTATTTGTTTGCGTATCAGCCATGACTATTCCTTATGCGTTCAATTGACCGGTGCTGGTGTTGTATAACGGTTGACCTGTTGTTGCACTGTATTTAGGTGTCTGTGGGCTATTAAACGCAATAGATGCAAGACTAGAATACAAACTCTGCATTTGTGATGCCAACTGTTGATCCGCTTGCAAACCCATCTGAATACCTTGAATGGTGTACTGGTCACTAATACCGTTTTGTGCCAATGCTGTGTTAACCGCACCAATCTGAATCTGGTTAGCCAGGTTATCCTGAGCCAATTGAATCTGCTCTTGTGTCAAACCAAGTTGAGCCGCTTGAGCCATCAAACTCTGACCTTGAACACCATACGCAGCACCAGCTTGATAAGTATTTTGACCTGCTTGGAATTGATTTTGTGCCAGTGTGCCAAGCGCATTTAATTCAGCGTTACCGGCTTGCATCGCACCGACACCGCCCCTAGACGCAACACCTTGCTCTGCTTGAGCTTTCAGCGCATTAAAAGCCTGTTGGTTAGCAGGTGTTAATGTCCCCGCTAAGGCTTGGTCCATTTGTTGCTTACCCGTATCAATCAACGGCTGACCGTAAGCAGCAATGTTGCCAGCAATACTTTGCAATTGAGGAATCACAGCACCGACTTGTTGAGACGCAGTCTGTCCTTGTTTCTGTGCTTGTTGTGCAATGTTAGCTAATTGTCCTTGTGCTGCGGCTGATTGTGCTTGCGTTTTATCAGCTAATGCCCCGACTTGCTGACCAGCTACTTGACCTTGTTGCGCCGCCTGTTGTGCTTGATTACCAACAACCGCACCAATACCGCCAAGTCCAGCTAATTTAGCTAAACCAGCCGCACCGCCTAAACCATTCATTAAACTGTTTAACCAGCTTGAACTTCCACCCGATGCACTGGTATCTGCTGGAAATGGTGATTCTGTTGGCGTGGATGCCGCATCAGGGGCTTGTCCAGCAGCACCATACGTTAAATCACCGCCTCCTTGTGAAGCCGCTGCATTAGCGTAATCCATTGGTTGATATGCTGGTGTTTGATTACTAGCACCACTGCTTGCTGCGTTTAATTGAGTGCCAAAATCTTGCGTTTGTATATCTTGAGTTGGTGCAGGTGTTGAGCCGTATAAATCACCACCACTAATAAATTCGTCACTGCTTACAAAATCACCTTCAGTGCCAAACTCAAGCAATCCTGTATCAGGGTTTCTACTACCACGACCGCCTCGTTTTTTCAGTAACGCAGCTTCTTGGGGTGTGATATGAGCCAGCACCGTGTCTTTGCCACGACCCTTAGAGCGCAACATCTCTGCCAATGCCGGCATATCAAGGCTCAAAGACTTTCTAAGTGATGCACTCATCAATAACTCCCTGTATCGTCTTTAACTCTAAGTGATGCTTGATTCCATACGTTTTGTGGCGTACCGCCAGTAGACGGGTCTGGTGTATCGCCTGTTGCACTACTTGGTGACCCAATCCCTAATGCGCTACCTAATGCTTGTGAACTGGGACTACCAATCTGAACCACTGTATCACCCGGTGATGAACCAGAGCCATAAAAAGTAACACTTGATCCTGTACCACCTGTTGCTCTGCTACCTGTGCTGCCTTTCAAGTTTGTGCCGCCAACACTGTAATTGGTCGCAGTTGTCGGTGCTTTTGTCTGTCCTGGCGCACCAGTTGCTGCCGCCGCTTGTTGCGTTGTAGACGTATCAATACCAAGAGCTTTTGCTAATGCTGGATCAAGGGCAAATTGTTGCGCTAACGATTCTACTGATTTTACTCCACTAGCCAAATCTTTTGATGCTTGTTGTTCTTCAGGCGTAGCGTTTGGATCAGCCGCACTCAATTCATCCACAGCCGCACCAAACGAACCAGACGCTAAACCTTCAGCACCCCCTAACTCAGCCGCTAACCCTACTTGATTGCCGCCTTTGCCCTGAGCTAATGCACTACCTGTTCCACTTATTGCACCGCCCACTGTTTTACCAAGCACACCAGCAATATCTGAAGAAAGCCCAGCATTTTGCAAAAGCGTCGATACACCACTACCCACAAAAGGATTGATACCCGCACTAATAGCAGAAATCAACGGGTTTTGATTAGACAGCGCACCGCTTACCCCACCTTTTGCCGCTTGCAATACCGCTGTACCTATTTTGGTTGCCGCAGCACTTCCCACTTCCGCACCTAACGCTTCACCAATAGGCGCAGCAATGACACTAGCCAGTCCTGGTATGGCTAGAGCTGCACCGCCAATAAACAATGCGCCTTGCAATAAACTTTGCAACACACTGGCATTATTTGCAGGTTGCTTTAATGGTGCTGGCTCAAGAGATTGTTTATCTTGTCCGTTTGCCACCGCAGCATTAAATTTAGCAGGTGTCATAATCTGACCGTCTGCCGTGCGCCATGCCGTGACATTGCCATTGGCATCGACGTTAACTGTTGGTACACCCTGATAATCTGAGTATTGTTCGGGTTTACCCGTAGCAGGAAACGCATTGAAAGCAAATTGTGATGCTGCACCACCTTGTGCTTTGCCAACACCTTCAGACACAATGTTCTGTTGTTGCGTAACCGGCTGGCCTTCAGACGTATAGTTACCAACAGGGGCAAACACCACTTGCTGGCCCGTTGTGGGATCAATAACGGGTGGTGGCGATCCTGATTGTGCAACCGATTGCGGATTTTGTTGGGCAACCAGTCCTAAGTCTGAAATAGCGTTTTGTATTGTGCTACCAGAATACGCTTGTACTGCTTGGTTTACTTGGTCAGGCGAAGGAGGGGTATTAAAGACTTGTTGATAAGCGGCTTGGTAAGCGGCTGGTGTAACCGGTGAATTATTCTGAATAACATTGTTTTGTACAGCACCGGTCTGGTTATCAACGTAATAAGTGTTGCCTAATGAATCTGTAACTTGCGAGATTGGGTTGCCAGCATCGTTTAATACGACGTTGCCGTTTGCATCAAGCAAATTACCAGAAGCATCTAATCCATAAGCCATTACCGAAAACCATTTTTTTTGGAGGCGGGTGAAGTGTTTTTAATTTAAGACGTAATCTTTAATGCCGACGCAATTTGTTCGTGAATGTACAGGTGAGACGAGATCCAATCATAAAAATCATCCTCTACATTCCAATCTACGTCCAACATATTTTCTGGATTATCTAACCCTAAAAGGTTTGCTAAAGCCTGATGTTCGTCCTGGTGTGAGAGCAACCAGTCATCCAAATTATCAGGGTTTGCATCCATTAAATCATACGCTGGGATCACTTTGCCGGTTTTAGCCAGTGTTTCCCTGAATAACTGGTGTTGCAATCCATTTTCAAACAAGAATTGACCTAATGAATCAACATCACCAAATTCAACCGTCGATAGAGCTGCGTAATCCATTATCGGTCAGCTTTAGCATCTAATTTGTCGTAAATCTTGTCTAGCAATTGTTCAATGCGATCAAACTTGGCATTGACATCATCTTTTCTAGCGTAATTCTCTGATACATGAAGCTCAAGTCCACTAATGTCACTTTTCAATTCTTGGACCGCATCCCACAACTGTCGAGCAAACCAACCAACTACCGATAACAACGCACCTAACGCTATATTGATTAACTCTTGTGTATCCATGTATCACACCGCATAGTAAGGGACTTTAACAATAGTCCCATTCAAATCAACTTGGAAATAGCCAGCCGGGACAAGGGGCAGACTAGAAGTTGCAAACGTAGCAGTAGAACTTGTTGTGGAAATAACATTAGTGGCTTGGACGTTAATCGAACCTCCCGCAATTGTGACGTTGCCGGTTGAAGTCAGCGTTTCCGCAAAAATCGAGAGGTTACGATTGATCGTCATTATGCAGGAATCTCAGCCCAGATCAACGAACCGTCGAACGAGCCAGCGGTTGTTGCAACAGTATTGCCCCAGGCCAAATAAGTACCGGGAGCAACAATGATTGCGCCTTTTAATTCCTCAGACAGAGCCTGCACGTTGGTTACAGCAGTAGCGGCAGTCAAGCCAATTGAAACGCTTGGTGCAACGAAAGTTGAAGCCAAAGCTGCTGTGTTTGCCGTGTTAACCATTGCATAAGCGGCAGAACCCGTACTGGCTTGCGAGTACATATTGCGAGCCTGAGTCTGTGTACCGGTTACTGCAACACCGCCTTGGTTAACCTGCCAAAAGCCCCAGTCTGTTGCAACAGCGGCAGTACCAGTAGTACGGATACCGAGTTTTGCAAACAGGATAACAATATCAACACCCGATGTAGCTGGGTTGTAAATACCGATAGCTGGCGAACCAGCGGCAGCACCAGTAAAGGCAGCAGGGGTTGCGGCAGTAAAACCGACTGAAAACACTTTACCTGCTTTGATAAGCGAGTAGTAGTTAGGTGCTAGTTCTGAAACAAATGCTTCACCAAAAGTACCACCAGGGTTGTTAGGTGTACCAGCGGTTTGACGAGCTGAAGGCAATGAGCCTACTTGGTTCTGGATAATCATAATTGATCCTTTAGTTAGTCATGTTAATAAGGGTTGAAGCAGGGTTAAGATAGTCCGCTAACATCGTATCAGGCTCGTCAGCGGTAGAACGGAAGCCTGCTAATAGTTGTTCTTCGTATACATAATGGGTCAGCACACGAAGAACGCCTAAAATCTGAGAAAGTAAATCTTCAATTGACTGTTGTGATGGTGTAGCAGGTGCGCCCCGCATTAACACGGCACCAAACATATCTGTCTGCAAACGCCGAGCCGCACCCGTATTATCTGTGCCGCCTATCATCACAGGGTTGACAGAAGATAGGGTAGAAGTAATTGGGTTGGTTGATGCCGTTGTAGACGTATAGGTAACGTTATAAGTACCGACTTGATAGCCAACTGGCAACTGACCAACAACTTGTGCGTTACCGTTGGTATCCGTTAATGGCCTTCTTGAAGTGCCGTTATAGTCTACGCCTTGAATTGGTATTGCACCAGCACCAAGGGCATAACTTGCATAAGGCGTTTGCCGTAAATAAACAACTAACGATGTAGCGGCAGTTGCTGAAAAACGAATATAACGTGCGGCGACAGGGAAAGCATAAACTAAGTTAGTTGTTGCACTTGTTGTTGTAGCTGATGTACCGCCTGCACTTGTTAACTGAACACCGTACACAGACTGAAAGTTAACACCGTCATTAGAGTGCGCCACAGTAATTGCGACTGCCGCTTGCTGTTGAAATACGACGGATTGATACCCTGTTGTATCAATTGTTTGTGGTGAGTTTGCGCCTATGTAGAGAATAGCGGAGGGCGGGGCATCAGACGGAATAGCGGCATTGTTGACATCTAACTTAGGCGGGTTGAGTGTGCGGGTATTAAAAGCCAGACCCGTATTATCACTCATCACCTGCTCAAGCAAGTTTACGCCAGCAAAGTCACCGTTTGGATCACCAGTAATAGATACGTTAATTGGCGCATCAGTAGATTGCGCACCCTGAAGCGTTTGATCTAGTGTTGGCAACGGGTTATTTGTACCCGCTTGTTGCGTGGTGCCGCCGTTATTAAACCCAACAACATCACTTGACGTTGGCGCAGGTTGCCCGTTTGTACCCGTAGATGCTAAGACAGGATTAAGGTAACTCATTACGATACCTCAATAGAAGAAAGCGTTACGTCCACAGCCCCTGTTGCGCTGACTTTAATTGCGGCATTTTGAACCACAATAATCTTAGCGGCTTGGACAACATCAAGCGAATTGCCTGGCGGAATAGGAATATTGTATGCAATGTTAGTAACAACTGTTGCTGACGCATTGGTCAGTGTTACCGTTGCATTAACTGGACTATTGGTAAGATTACAAAGTAAACAACCAGTCAGCGTTGCCTGAACACCAGACGTAGTTGGGTTATACACCGTGGTTAACGATGTAACGGTATTTGCTTGTGCGGAGACGTAGTTAATAGCCATTATGCAATCATCGCCATAGCCAGTGCTATTTTAGCCACTGAAGTTGCAGAACCAGACGTTCCGAAAGGTATATTAAGGTTTGTTCCGTCAAAAGTAAATCCCGACGAAGCACCTAACACACCGCTACTATTGTATTGAACCTGCGTATTTGAACCAGCCGCCGCTACACTGCCAATTGACACCGTATTGAACGCCACAAAATCCAGGATGTCACCTGAACCTGCACCCGTATTTAAAACAACCGTTGTGCCGTTTGTAGCCGTGTAATCTGCTGTATTCAGCAATACACCATTCAAATACACTTCGATATACGGTGCTGTATAGGTAACACTAAATGTTGTTTGACTTGCCGTTGCCGTTTGCGTTGTGCGACTATACGACGCACTTAACGCACCCCATGTTGGCGGGGCAGACGAACCCTGACTGGTTAATACTTGTCCAGCCGTACCAAATCCTGTTGTACCGGATAGTGCTGGCGTTGTACCTAAATTGGTCGATAAACCAATTGCACCCGACGCATTGATAACGTGAGCATATTGACCTGTTGTACCGTAGGTTAGATACAGCTTGTAACCGTTTCCAGAACCAATGGAAATATCGCCATCGTGTCCAGAAAAGTAAATACCGTTGTTGATCGAGTAAAAATCAACAGGGGTTGATGCACTAAATGATGACGAATTCATACCAAATTCGCCGTAATAGCTTGAGTCTGTGCCTAAATTATTACTTAGGACATAGTTAACTGACGCACCAGCCGTATTGCTGCTGTTCTGGAACAAGCTCTGCAAATAGCTGTTAACAACCGACGCACCCGATGCCACACTTGTGTTTGACGCATTAAACGATAGCGCAGGAGTTGTGCTAGTTGTTGAAGTCACCGACAACGTAGGCGTGTTCAGCGTATTGTAAGTTACGTTGTAATTAAAACCGGAATACGATGCCAATGCGCTAGTACCGTTGCCATAGGGTATGTACCCAGCGGTCAACAACGTTAAACCTGTGCCGCCGTTACTGACCACTAACGTGCCACCAAGCGTAATTGCGCCTGTGGTAGCCGTTGCAGGTGTCAATCCCGTTGTGCCGCCTGAGAATGTTGTGACACCTCCTGCTGAACCATTGCTTGCCGCTGTGATGCGACCTTGAGGGTCAACTGTTAAATTGGTGTTGGTGTAATTACCGGCAGTGACCGTTGTGTTGGCTAAATTGATTGTGCCGCTAGTAGTAATTGTGCCGCCATTTAGACCTGTTCCAGCAGTAATAGAAGTAACTGAGCCGTTTCCTGTGCCAGGTGTATAGCCAAGCGCAGTTGTTACATCCGATGACGTTAATGTCACCGCACCATTACGAGTGTTAAACGATGTAACACCAGCATTAGTTAATGTCACGTTACCCGTTAACGCACCACCACCTGATAGTCCAGTCCCAGCAATAATATTGACTGTATTGGCTACCGCACCCGCGACGTTTGCTACTGGTATTGTTGTTGATGCCGTAACAGGACTGGTATTGTTGGCATACATATAACCAGTCAAACCGGTTACCGTAATAGACGTAAACGCTTCTGTGTTTGATCCGTCTAATTTTTGCCAAGTTGTACCGTTGAAGATTGCCCAATCACCAACAGACCATAAACTCACACCATCAAGCGTCGTTGTTCCTGCAACCGACACAACATAATAATAACCATTTGTACCCACACCAGATGTCAGCGTTGGCGTATTGGTTGAAGCGTTCCATGCGCCTTGATAAGTCAAGCCGCCAGATGTCCCGCCACTAGATGATGTTGATACGGTCTTTAACATAATTACATTCCATCGCCTGGACTGATATAAACGCTTGCGTTACCGCTTGCAGTAATACCAGTAAAGTATGCGTTTGGTACAAAAGTCAAAATCTCGTCTGTGCCTGGGAGTAACGGAAAAGCAGGTTGTGAACTCGTCACAATCACTGCATTATTAGCTGCTTCCGTTGACGTTGAACCGTAGCCTAAAAACACCACGACGTTACCGCTATTGATAATCCTGTACTGATTTCCGCCAATGGTGCTAGAACCGCACTGAACAGGCGTAGGCGCACTGGTAGCGGCAAGAAACGTAATGGTATTACCAAACTTGGTGAAAGCGTTTGTAGACATTATGTTGTCTCCGTCGGTGCGACATAGTTAGGGTCATGCGCCCATACAACAGGGGCAAGGGCTATTAGTTGTTCTACTGTGGTGCAAGCAGAGATAGCTGTTTTTTGGGCAACAACTTGAGTCCTGATCTCGTTTCTCCAAGTGTTCCAAGCAGCATCAATAGTCTTACCGGTTTCATAGGCTTTGATGACCATGTAGTCGGTAGGCGCAAGGATAGCACCTGCTGTAAGGTTTACTTGCTCGGTAGCGAGGACTTTGAGTGCTGTTAAGTCTTTAGGTGTTGTGGTGTATGAAACCGTTACAACCCCGTTGGCATAAACAGGGTCATGTTCGGTCACCCAATAATAACGGTCATCGGGACGTACATCAAAAGTAATAGCTACTGCACCAATCTCTGCTTTTTCGTTGTCGGACGCTAATTGCCACCAGTTTTGCGGATATTGAATATCGTTAAACGTAAAGGCTGAATTGCGAACAATTTGTACAATCTGGTTGTTTTGGATGATAGCAAACATTATGGATTTCCTTGTGCATCGCCGTATTTGAATACCGGTCCTGCTGTCGTGACTGAATAAGTATTTGTACCTGATGCGTTATAAGAAGCGGAGGACGTAATGACTTGAAATCCGTTTGCTGTTTTGTTAGCGTGAGTCCCAAACGTGACAGCGTTACCGTTAATGGTTAGTGCCGTTGGCGCACCGTTCAAGTAGATAAACGGTCCATTGATGCTTGCGTTGCCTGTAAACGATCCGCTGGTGGTTACTGTGCCAGCGGTAAGGTTATAAGCGTTGAGGGCTACAAAGCCTGTCGGAGGTGTGTAAGTGAATGGTTGTTGACCAAAGTTGACAGCAGTGCTGTTTGATACGCCACTGGCATAATCAACAACAAAAGAAAATACAGTGCCAGTTAGACTTGTGTTGCAAGTAAACAATAACGTATTGTTTTTGTATACCGCTAGCGTTCCCGCACCCATATCTAAAGCAAACCCAACAACATCACCACCCGTTATGACGGAGTATGTATTTGTTCCCGTTCCGTTGTCGTATTTCCAACTAAATGTTCCTGCACCGTTGGTATTCTGAAAGCCCCAAACACTACCCGAAGATAGCCCACTACTAAGAGAATAAGTAGAAGAACAAACACCTCCGCCAATTACTGCGGCTGATGCGTTAAGAGATCCAGCAACAATAATAGTTTGTTCCCAATACCATTTGCCGGTAGACAGCCCAAACGTAGCTCTTGCCCCGTAATAATTAGCACTTCCAGTATTTGAAAAACCAAGATTACCGTTTATAGGAGTAGAGTTAGTATAATCGAGTGGATTCAACACCGCGTAATTAGCAGCCGTAGTACTGGTCAGCGTCGGCACATCCGTCATGCTGTCGTACGTTGATCCCGCAGTCAGCGAAATGTTGTTGGTAGTCCAGTTGTTACTGTTACCGGACAAGTCATAGCCAAGTGTCGTTGTACTAGCCGTATTGCTAAACGGTAAATAGAATCCGTTAGTGCCGTAAGTACCTGAGTACTTAGCAGGTTGCCAGACCCCTGTGGTGGCGTTAAATGAGCCAAAGGATGATGGTGTTAGGGCTTGACCGTCGATAAAGTTAACTTCAGCTAAGTAACCGTCAAAATAGTTAGCTGAATTTGCTGATGCTGTTTGATGGGCAATAGCAGTATTGAACACTGTATTAGCTGTTGTGCCTGTTGCTCTTGAAACACTGTTTACATATATAGTTTGTGCTGATCCGTTTTGTACATACACTACATGATACCAACCGGAAGGATCAGTCCACGCCCCGCTCGTCGTTGCCGCTGTTGTTCCGCTAAGGGTCAATACCAACTGGTTGCTTGAGTTAAACCCAAAATTAGTAGTTGTACTTGCCCCGAACAAATACTGTGTTGTC